AGCAGCTTGGTGTAGTCGTAGAACTGGACATCGGGGTGCCAGCGGGCCAGGGTGAGCGCATCGCCTGGGAGGTCGCTGGTCCCGTTGAGGCGAACCGCCAGCGTCGCGCCGATGCGCGCTGCTCTGTTCTGCGCCTTGAGAATCTCAAGGGACGCTTGCTGTAGGTGAGCATGCACGTCCCCCCGGCGGCGCAGCGTCTTCGCCACGCGTGCAGCCTTGACCTTGGCGAAGACTCCGCGGCCGGCGGTGTAGAGGCATACCGCCTTGCACGCGCCTGCGTTCGCACAGACGTTGTAGCCTGACTCGTCCGCGGGGGCGAGGTAGCGGATGGCGGTGAGGTAGCCCAGCGGCTCGCCCTTGCTGGTCTTCGCGTTCTCGTAGGTGAACACCGGTTGAGTCTTCATGCGCGCTCCCATTGGATGACGTACTCCACACTAAACCGAGGACAGCATGCTGCGCAAGACCTGACGCTCTTAGGCCGGCGGTAGGCCTTGTGGGGGTGGCCCCCAGGACAGCGACCCACCCACGTCGGCGGGGCCATGGTGATTCCCTCCGCGGCGACGTTGGCGCAGCGCTCCCCGCTGTCCCCGAGGGACCTGGCGATAGCCTTCCACTGCGGACCGTGGCCAGCGTTGGGGCCAGCGAGCACGTGGGCAATCTCGTGAACCACGGTGCTGCGCACCTTGCTCCAGTCGTTGAGCGCGACGAAATGGCGGGACAGGAACACGGTGCGCATGCGGTAGCTGCAGAGCCCAAGGGCGCGCTTGCGGCCATTGAAGGCGAACCGCCACGCCCCGGGGGCCTGAGGGTCGGTGGGAATGCGGTTCTCGCGCATTAGGTCCAGTGTCAGGGTGCGAGCGTCTTCGAGATTCATGGGCCCACCCCAGCATAGCACCGGGTGCAGTAGTAGCCAACCACTCCTTCGCCGCAAGGGGTCGTGACCTCGCGCCACTCGTGCAGGCACTTCACGCGACGCGCTGCGGCTTGACGCTGGCGGGATTCCGTGAGCCGACGCGCGCCGGCTTTGCTGCGCTCCAGACACTCGGCGCATCCGCGGACGTAGCGGGGGTGCATGCTGTGCGGAGTCACAGGACTCCCTGCTCTGACAGCGAATCCACGACCTCGCGCAGCGCGGCACCGTTGAGTGCGAGCGCCATCTCCACCGCGGCGTTGTAGAGGTCGGTGACGTCCTGCTCGTCTCTGCGGTCGCTCAGGAAGTCAAACAGGCGGTTCAAGTAGTCTTCGTCGGTTTTCACAGTGCACCCTGCCCATAGGCGTTGCGGACAATCTGCGGCTCGCCGTCGACGAACAGATCTGCGTAGTCGCCTTCGAGCGCGGCGATGGCTCCGTCGATGGCGCGACGGGCGGCGAGGACATCGGCCTCGGCATTGGCGAGATGGATGGCCAGAGCCCTGAGGCTACGACCCAGCGGAGACTGAGGCCCCCGGGGGCCAGTGGTAACGACGGGAGAGACGTACATGGTTAGCGAGCCCCCAAGTAGTCGGCGGCGTCACCGGTCCAGCTGCCGGCGTTGATAGCCTCGGCGCAGCGGACCGCGTGCCGGTAAGAGAGGGTGAAGACGACGGGGACGGCGTTGACGTCTAGCACAACATAGCCGTTCCGTTTGCCGTTTTCCCTGACTACTGCGCTGGTCGGTGGGTTCATGGTTAGCGGCCCTTCCTTTCGAGCATCTCGGCGCGGCGCTCGGCGCGGCGTGCCTTGGGGTGAGAAACGGTGCGCAGCGGGGTCACGTTGCGCAGCATGTTGAGGAAGGCGGCGAGGTCGTCATTCGGCTTGCTGGGGGGCATCGGTGGGGTCTCCTGACTGCGGGTGATGCAGCCCTCTACTGCAGTCGAGGTGCCAGCGCTAACACCGCGGATTTGCTTGTGTAGGCAAAATCTTAGTTGGGTGCGTCGCGCCCCACGCTGAGCGATTCTCAGCGGTTGCAATGACCCAGGCGTAGACGAATGACCCATGCGACCTTTCCCCACACGTGCTGGCACGAGACTTGCAGGGAGCAGGAAGCATGCCACTTGCCAGGCCCACTTTTCCCTACATCTGCCACTCTGTACGTGGCGTGCGGTGCGCATAAGCACCTACATGTCGGTGCCGCGGCGTGAAGTGCGCATGCGCACCTACATGTGGGTGGCGTGGAGGGCCTACATAAATACCCGCGATCGTTATACAATTGCAATTGCGCAGGCCCCCTCTGAAATTTTTCCCCCAAAATCCCCTTTACAGCGACACTGTAGCCCCGCCGGCGCCCTGGGCCTCCTGATCGCTACATATTGAGGCCCCAAACGTGTCCCTCGAGCCCAAAAACACCCCCGACTCCCCTCCTGAGCCCCCGGGGGCGATGGCCGGCGTTCTAATCCGCCGTGGGACCCCCGAGGACGCTGGTTTCGTCTTCTCCTACTGGCTCCGCGACGCTTTCGAGCGCTGTAGGACCTACAGGGGCATGTCAAAGGCTCTTTTCATGCGTCTGCACCACCTGGTGCTCGAGAGAGTCGTTTCCAGGTCGATCCTGCACGTTGCCTGCGACCCAGAGGCTCCAGAAGTCGTCTACGGCTTCGTCTGCGCCGAGCCCAACGCCTCGCCGCCCATTCTCCACTACATCTACACGAAACGCCGCTTCCGCCGGTGTGGCATCGCGCGCCAGCTGCTTGCAGCGGCGGGCTGCGGTGCGTCATTTTGGTTCACGCACCTCACTGACGATGGTGTTGGCCTCAGGAAGAAGTTCCCCCTCGCGGAGTACGTCCCCTATGCTATCTGACATCTGCATGCTCATCCTCAGCGTCCACTTCGGGCGCATCGTCGTCGGCAACCTGTACCGTGCCTCGCCGCCGCTGTACATGGCGGAGGAGCAGCTGTCGCGGATGCTGCAGAAGGACAAGGTGGGCCCCTCGGACAGGGTGAAGCTCTTCCTGCACTCCATCTTCGCGAGCTAGCCCCATGATCATCACCACCTTAGTTCAACTGGCGACGGCGGGCCTCCTCTTCTACGGCATCTATAGGATCCTCCGTGGCCGTTAGACTCTACACACGCCGCACCACGGACCCACGCTTCCTCCTCCGGAAGACCCTGGCCCTCATGTCCGCCCACCTGAAGGACCTGGTGGTCAAGCGCAAGACCGAGGAGGGCCTGAGCGTCCGCGACGTCGAGGCGATGATCTCGATGGCGAGGGCGCTGTCGGGCCTCGCCGCCAAGGCCGACGCCGACGACCTCGCGAGGAAGCGCCAGCTGCGCAACATGACGCCTGAGCAAATCGAAGAGCTGGAGCGCCAGGTGGAGAGCAAGGCGCACAGCGATGCAATCAAGGAAGGCCTCGACGCCAGGGCCCTCCGTGAAGACGATCTGGCGGAAGACGAGGAGTAGAACCATGGCAGAACAAGAGAAGCAGAAGAGCAGCATCGTGGCCCCCGGGGGCAAGGTGATCACGAAGATTGGCCTGGCCCATCCAGTCAGCGTCCCCGGCGGCGTCTGGACCTTCTTCGACATCGTCCGTGACCACTGCAGCCTGATCATTGAGCAGTACGGCGTCCGCGTGGATCGACACGTCAAGCCAGGGCGTCCAGCCAGCAGCCTGCTGGTGCCGTGGTCCAACGTGATCTACTGCGCCTACGGGGTGTGAAGCTCCAGCCCAACATCCAGTTCTCAGACCTGACGCCCGCGGAGATCGCCGCGGAGCGTCAGCGTCGAGCGACGGCGGGCCAAAAGCTCGCCGACTACACCGACCCCAAGTTCGCGAAGCAGACGGCGTTCATCAAGGACCCTGCCCGCTTCAAGCTGGCCCTGTGCACGCGCCGCGCCGGCAAGACCGAGGGCGCGTGCATCGACCTCATCCAGTCGGCGCAGAACGTCCCCGGCAGCGTCGGCATCTTCTTTGGGCGCACGCGCATCAGCGCCAAGAACGTGGCCTGGCGGATTCTGCGCAGGCGCGTCGAGAAGCTGGGCCTCCCCTGCGAGGTGAACAAGACCGAGCTGTCCATCAGCTTCCCCAACGGCAGCATGATCTTCCTCGCCGGGGTCGACGCCACCGCCGACGAGAGGGACAAGTACCTGGGCATGGCGCTGTACCGCGTGTACATCGACGAGTGCGCCAGCCACAGGCAGGACATCTACGAGCTGTGCGTCGGCGTCATCATGCCGGCGCTGGTGGACCACGATGGAAGCCTGATCCTCTTGGGCACCCCCGGCAACTTCACCAAGGGCCTCTTCTACCGGCTCTCGTCGGGGAAGGCTGAGCCCTCGGACCCGCCGTGCTCGATTCACAGGTGGACCGCCTTCGACAACCCCTACATGGCGAAGAAGTGGGCCGACGAGATCGACAAGATCGAGCGCGAGCGCCCAGCCTTCAAGCTGACCCCGCTGTACAAGCAGCACTACCTCGGCGAGTGGGTGGTCGACGACACGAGGCTCTGCTACCACTACGACGACGAGCGCAACGGCTACACCGAGATGCCGCCGGGGGAGTGGACCCATGTCATGGGCGTCGACCTCGGCTACGAGGACGACACCGCCTTCGTGGTGCTGGCCTTCTCGAAGGCCTCGCCCCTCCTCTACGTCCGCGAGGCCTACAAGCGCAAGAAGATGGACATCACGGACGTGGCCAACCGCGTCCGCTACTACGTGGAGAAGTACGGCCCGGAGGCCATCGTCGTCGACGGTGCCGCCAAGCAGGCTGTCGCGGAGATGGTTCGCCGACACAAGCTGGAACTCATCGCCAGCGACAAGCGCGACAAGGCGAACTTCATGGGCATCCTCGACGCCGAGATTGTCCAGGGCCACGTCCTCTTCCAGGTGGAGGAGGCCTTCCCACTCATCGACGAGGCCTCCGGGCTGATCTGGGCCGACCCGAAGCCAGGCATCCAGACCGTGGTGCGCAAGGAGAACCCCGCCTGCGCCAACCACGCCTGTGACGCCTTCCTGTACGCCTGGCGCTACAGCTACTCGTACCTGGGCCAGGTCCCCGAGAACACGCCGGCCGCAGGCTCCCCGGAGGCCCTCCGCCGAGAAGCCAAGGCCCTCGAGGTGGACGCGAAGGCGAGGGCGCTGAAATTGGGCCTTCAGGCCCAACAGTGGCCAAACGAGGCCCGCAGCGCGCAATTCCTGCCCGACACCGACGGTCTGGAGTGGCCAACGCCGAGTGGCTGGGAGAACTAGCCTCCTGATCGCTACATATTGAAGGCCCTGTTTCACTTCTAGGAGCACACTCTCATGGCCGAGTACTCGAACCGAATCTTCTCCGGCGTCTACACTGGCGGCGTCCTTGGGCAGCAGCTGATTGCAGGCTGGGTCCAGGGCCAGCTGACCGCCAACCTGGTCTCGCAGCGCATCTCCGGGTACATGCTGAGGTCCCTGTCGGGCCTCGCGTCGTTCTCCTCGACCACGCCCGCCGGCACCCTCAAGATTCAGGTCGCCAACGTCCCCAACCCGTTGCTCAACGGCCTGGCGAACGTCATCCCCGAGTCCATGTGGGCCGACATGCCCGACTGGAACAGCCAGGCGGCCTCCGCGACCATCTCCTCGGGCGCCACCACCGCCCTCGCGGCACCGTGGCCCATCCTGGGCTGGCGCTGGTACCGCTGGAACTGGCTGGACGGTGGCCTGACCGGCGCGGCCTCGACGTACACCCCGCCGACCTCCTCGACGGACTACATCCAGATCAACGGCGTCGGCCTCACCGTGACCTTCAACACCTCCGCCACGCAGACCGTGACGGACCTGAAGGCCGCCATCGCCGCGAACCCTGACCCCCGCCTGCTCGCCTTCGTCTACTCCGGCACGACCACGCTGGTGTGCACCGCCAACGGCGGGGCCAATGGCAACGGCATCGAGACCTTCAGCCAGGGCCTCCACGGCGCCAGCTGGAACCACAACCCCACGCAGGGCGGCCTGCCCTCCGACGGCTACACGCAGGGCAAGGTCGTGTACACCCCGGCGACCTCCGGCGCGGCCACCCTGGTCTTCGCCATCCCGGCGCTGCAGCCGTACACGCAGACCACGCAGACCATCACGCTCACCGCGGACTTCGACACCTCGGCGACGAAGACCGTGGCGAACATCGCAGCCCTCATCCAGGCCAACGAGACCCTGAACCGCCTGTTCTTCTGCGGCGCACCGGGGGCCACCCTGACCATCTACTCCAGGCTCCCGGGGGCCGACGCCAACGGCTACATCTCCGGCATCTCGGAGACGGGCAACGGCAGCCTCGCCGCCCCCACCGCCGGCGTCACCGGGACCTCGAACAGCATCACCCTGGACGTCGCGGGGCTCTCTGTGTAGTTGTGCGTCTCGCCATCCAACAGCTGAAGCTAGCGCTTCCCCCACCCTTCGCCTGGCTACTTGCCCAATGGAAGCTCGCGATGATGACCCTCCTGGTCGTTCTGGCGCCCATCAAGGCCCAGCTGATCACGGCGCTTGTCCTGGTCATCATGGACTTCCTTACGGGAGTCTGGGCTGCATGGAAGCGTGGAGAGCAGATCTCTTCAGCTGGCCTTGGCCGAACCTGCGTGAAAGTTGCGGTCTACGAGTTCGCCATCCTTGCGGCGTTCGTGGCCCAGAAGTATCTCATTGAGGACGCGCTGCCGGTCCTCAGCATCGTGACCACCTTCATCGGCATCAGCGAGCTGAAGAGCGTCCTGGAGAACCTGTCCAGCATCAGCGGCGTGGACCTGCTCCGCGCCCTCATCACGAAGCTGGCCAGCAAGAACGACGAGAACGACAAGCAGTAACCACAGGCCACCGGCCTGGAGAGAGACAGACATGAAGCAGTGGGAACTTGAAGAGGTCATCGCCCTCATGAAGCGCGAGCGCCTCCTGAAGGTGAAGCTCGGCGGCCTCGAGGTCGAGATGGCCCCGGCGGCCTTCGCCTCCGCAGACGCCTCCGACACCGCCAAGAAGGACGAGAAGCCGGCCCCGAAGCCCGAGGACTTCCTCTTCTGGTCCGTGCCCGATTCCGAGCGCGAAGAGCCCAACGCCGCCAAGGGTGACGCATGAGCGCCGAGAACAACCAGGGCTACAAGCCGCCGCCGGGCACGCACCGTGACAACCCTCTCCCCAGCCCCCTGAAGCACAAGGAGAAGGAGCGCAAGGCGCAGGAGAACCTCGACCTCAAGTGGTGGCTGAAGGAGCCCCCGGGGGCCGACTCCGGCACCGCTGGCCAGCCCGACGACATGGGCCAGTGCATCGAGAACACCATCCTGAACATCCGCCTGTTCCAGGTGGCCAGGTTCAACCAGATGAGCCTCTCCGCCAGGCTCTACGGCAACCGCGGCCTGAACGCGATGTTCAGCAACGGCAAGACCGGCGCCATGCGCCTCGTCAAGACGCCCGCGGTGCCGCCTGACCGCCTGACCTTCAACCTGACCTCGAGCTGCATCGATACCATCCACAGCAAGATGGTGAAGAACAAGCCGATGCCGATGTTCCTGACCAACGGCGGGACCTACAAGGAGCAGCGCAAGGCGAAGAAGCTCACCTACTTCGGCGAGGCCGTGTTCCACGAGGGCAAGGTCCACCAGATCGGCGCCGAGGCCTTCCGCTTCGCCGAGGTCCTGGGCGACGGCTTCGTGAAGGTCTACGAGAACACCGCCACCGGGCGCGTGGCCTTCGAGAACGTGTCCGCCGTCGAGATCCTCGTCGACGAGATCGAGGCCTCCAACGGCTGTCCCCGCCAGATGCACCAGGTGCGCAACGTCGACCGCGACGTCCTCATCCAGCTGTGCAAGGACATCCCCGGCGCCGAGGACAAGATTCGCCGCGCCGACATCATCCAGGGGGACTCAGGCACCACGCCGCTGCAGGTCTCCGACACCATCGAGTACCGCGAGTCCTGGCACCTGCCCTCGGGCCCGGGGGCCAAAGACGGTCTCCACGTCTGCAGCGTCTCCTCCGGCGTCCTGTACTGCGAGCCCTGGAACGACGACTGGTTCCCCTTCGCCAAGTTCGCCTGGTCGAAGCCCCTGCTGGGCTACTACGGCACCAGCGCTGCCCAGCAGATTCAGGGGCAGCAGGTGAGCGTGAACAAGCTCCTGTGGCTCATGTCGACGTCTATCCACATGATGGGATCCTTCAAGATCGCCGTGCCGCTGGGGAGCAACATCGTCCCGGAGCACCTGAACAACGCCATCGGGACGCAGATCAAGTACGCAGGCGACAAGCCGCCGGCGTACCTGACGCCTGAGCCCTTCCACGTTTCCGTCCCGCAGATGATGGAGCAGGTGAAGGCCTCCGCCTTCGAGCAGCTGGGCGTGAGCATGCTCAGCGCGCAGTCGAAGAAGCCCGAGGGCCTCGACTCCGGCACCGCCATCCGCGAGTACAACTACATCGAGACCGACCGCTTCTACTCGAAGGGCGCCGACTACGAGCAGTTCTACATGGACATCATGGACCTGGCGCTCAAGGTCACGCAGAAGATTGCCAAGAAGCGCGGAGGCTATAAGGCCAAGCACTTCGGCTCCGAGATGCGCTACATCTCCGAGATCGACTGGAACGACCTCGACGTCGACCTCGACGCCTACGTCCAGCAGTGCTTCCCCGTCAGCAGCCTGCCCGACGAGCCCTCGGGCCGCATGCAGAAGGTCCAGGAGTACGTGCAGGCTGGTTGGATGACGCCTGCCCGTGGCCGCCGGCTGCTCTCCTTCCCCGACACGCAGGCCGACGACAACCTGGCGAACGCCATGGAGGAGTACTTCTTCATGGTCTTCTCGAAGATGATTGACGGCGAGTCTCGAGACCCCGAGAAGGACTTCACCCCGCCGGATCCCCTCGACGACCTGCAGCTTGGCAAGGAGATGTGCCTGCAGGAGTACCACCTGGCGCGCGTCGGCGACCTCGACCCCCGCCGAATCGACCTCCTGCGCCGCTGGCTGAGCCAGGTCGATGCGCTGGCCGAGGCTGCGATGCCTCCGCCGCCGGCCCCCGGGGGCGTTCCACAAGGTCAGGCCCAGCCGCCGCCCTCCAGCGACCTCATGCCGCAG